CAAATACTGTGAAGGTTGAAGAAACCTATCGTGGTATTAAGTTCAATAAGGAACTTGTAACCTCATAGTTACGTTACGCCTTGTAATCAAAGAGCATCTATTGACAGATGCTCTTTTTTTATGTAAAATAGTTAAAAGTCTAATTGTTATGGAACGGGACAAATTAAAGTTGATAGTTCGCAATATGGAACTATTACTTGATGCACTCAAAGTAGAAGTATATTCTGATGTTGAGTCATACAAGAATTCAAAGGCATTTGAACCTCCAACTGACTATGACGAACTCTACGATGATGACGATGGGTATCCAGACTAGCAGAGCAAAAAGAATGTTAAAAATGCTTGATGCTCTATTATTATATGATCATCTTTATTCAGATGAGAAATTAAAAGATATGAAAGCACAAAGAAAAGTATTAAAAGAAGAAATTGCTGAAATGAAAGCAAAAAGATCAAAAGGATTTGGTAAGAAATGACTGTAAAACTTGTTAGTGTTACTCCTGATGCGGAGCAACTTATGGCATATATTGCCAGAGTATCTAATCCATCTAATCAGGATAATGAAAAGTATGCAGGACTTTTAAAGTACTGTATCAAGCATAATCATTGGAGTGTCTTTGAGCAGTCTACTATGACTCTTGAGATAGAGACTACTCGTGCTATTGCTGCACAAATATTAAGACATAGGAGTTTCACATTTCAAGAGTTCTCTCAAAGATATGCAAGTAGTAATGATTTAGGTGATATTGATTTACCAGAACTTAGAAGACAAGATACAAAGAATCGTCAAAACTCTACTGATGATTTAGATCCTGAGATAGTTGATAAATTTGAACGTCAGATGATTACGTTGTTCAGTTCTGCTAAGAGTCTTTATACTCAAATGTTAGATGTTGGAGTTGCTAAAGAGTGTGCTAGAATGGTGTTACCACTCTGTACTCCTACCAGAATCTATATGACTGGTTCATGTCGTTCTTGGATACATTATATCAATCTACGTTCAGCACATGGAACACAGAAAGAGCATATGGTGATAGCAGAAGCATGTAGAGAGGTGTTTATTGAGCAGTTCCCTTCAGTATCAGAAGCCTTAGAATGGAAGTAAAACAACTTCCTAATGATGGTTATCTTCGTAGTTCTTTATCAAAGGAATTATTTAATGCTTTATTAACTGAAGGATTAGAATGTCATAATAATGAAAATAGGATTACGGGATTGGTGAGACCTAATGGTACTCAAACTTGCCCTCATTATGATATGTCAGATAAAAATTCTGATTATTTAAAGGATTTTATTTTTCCTTATATTGATCAATATAAGGAAAATTTTACTTATATTCAAAATCTTAAATGTTTGACTAGTAATAGTCCTTTTATTTTTGGAAAACCGTGGTATAATATTCAAAGACCTAATGATTATTTACCGATTCATACTCATGATGGGGTTTTATCATACACTATTTGGTTAAAACTTCCTCCTTTATCTGAATTTATCTTTTATTATTCTGGTATAGTAAATCAAAAGGACTATACAATGAGACTTACACCTCAAGATGAAGGGGACTTTATTTTTTTCCCTGCTATTTTAGCTCATGGAGTACATCCTTTTCCATCAAATGATCCTAATGAAATTAGAATAAGTATTTCTGGGAACATTTCTCTGCAAGGAGTTGATGATTATCTATCTAAATAAAATTACGAAACACTAACATTATGCCACATTATCCTGTAAAACATAAAGAAACTGGTGAAGAGAAAGAACTCTATATGACTATGAAAGAGTATACTCAGTGGAGAGATGATAATCCCGATTGGGATAAAGACTGGTCTAAAGGATGTGCTTCCGCACAAGAAGTTGGAAATTTTAGAGATAAGTTAAGAGCAAAGCATCCAGGTTGGAATGAAGTTTTAAAGAAAACGAAGAAAAATAATTTAGGTTCTTATGTAAGAGATTTGGACTAATGCCAAGAAAGAAAAGAGCCACAACAGATCAACCTATAGGAGTTGGTTTAACGGCAAAACAGATGAAAAGAAAAAAACCTTTAAATTCTGAATATTTGGTGGATATTACACCAATTACTGATAATCAGAAAAGACTGTTTGATTCTTATGATGAAGGTAAGCATATCATTGCTTATGGTGCTGCAGGAACAGGAAAAACATTTATTACACTTTATAATGCCCTTAAAGATGTATTAAGTGAAGGTACACCTTATGATAAGATTTACATTGTTAGATCTTTGGTTGCTACTCGTGAAATTGGTTTCCTTCCTGGTGATCATGAAGATAAGTCTTCATACTATCAGATACCATATAAGAATATGGTAAAATATATGTTTCAGATGCCATCTGATGCAGACTTTGAGATGCTTTATGGTAATCTCAGAGCACAAGAAACTATTAAGTTTTGGAGTACCTCATTCTTAAGAGGAACTACACTTGATAATTCTATTATTATTGTTGATGAATTTCAAAACTTGAATTTTCATGAATTAGATAGTATAATAACAAGAGTTGGTGAAAATACTAAAATTGTATTTTGTGGTGATGCATCTCAAACAGATCTCACTAAAACTAATGAAAAAAATGGTATTATCGACTTTATGAAAGTTCTTAGATCAATGCCATCTTTTGATCTCATTGAATTTGGTATTGATGATATAGTCCGTTCTGGACTGGTTAAAGAATACCTTATCGCTAAATTAGAAGCAGGTATGTAATGTTTAATCATGTTGATGTGAATCTCCCTAAATTATCAAGGGAGACTGTAGATGGAGTTCGTTATTATTCTGTTCCAGATGAAGATGAGTTACTTAAGTTAGTTTCTATTACTTCTGTTACTAGTCATTTTAATAAAGAAATATTTGTTAATTGGCGAAAGAAGGTTGGTAATGAAGAAGCAGATCGTATCACTAAAGCGGCTACTGGACGTGGAACCGATATGCATACTCTTACGGAGCACTATTTAAAGAATGAAGATTTGCCTGAAGTACGTCCCATATCTGATTTCTTATTTAAGATAGCGAAGGGTAAATTGAATAAGATAGACAATATTCATGCTCTGGAAGGTTCGCTATATAGTAAAGAATTAGGTAT